CTCGGAGCTTTTCGCCATCGCCTAGAGGTAAAGCTCTGATACTACTAGAGCCTATCTCCATAACCCACTCATCATTCATTTTTGATGTTCTAGTTATACATTGAGATAAAAACTCAGCCTTCGGGCTTCTAGCGATATCCTCAATCTTTTTAAAGATCATCTTGGACTGACGAAATGATTTAGATATGATTCCTATCTGTACGCCTTGATTCATGATAGCGTCTAGAATAGCAAATACAGCAGTAGAGAAGGATTTACTCATACCACGACTCCATATGCCCAAAAAGTAATCCGTCTCCATCATAGACTTTACAGCCATGTGTTGAAACGGAAATAATTTCACACCAGTGAATAACTCACAAGTAAAAGATGGATTATCTCTTAAGAACTTATAAAGTAGAAGCTTAGCCTCTCCTTCTTCGATGTATCCTTTTTTGGAAAGTATCTCTTCGTTTACTTCTTTGAACTTCTTGTACAGGTCTTGATTGCCTTCTATCCAAGCCATTTTTTTCTAATTCTTTTTCCCAAAAATACTGTAAGTCAACGTTCCACAGTTTCTTACCACAGCAGAGGATCTTGGGTATTAACTCCTCACTGCCTTCTCTAGAACCACTAAACACAAATTGACAACAGTCACTAAATTGCGCCTCGATAGATCTCATTCTGCTAAACACAAATCCCATATTGAATTTTTTGTAAGCAGCACTATTTGTTTTATAAATTTGATTATAATCCGCCTCTACAACAATAAATAAGAAACACCCCAAACTTTGGCATCTTTCTATCTCCCTAATGAACCTAGCATAACCATTTGTTACAGTAGCGGCGAAATCTTGGAATGACTTTCTTTCTGCATGAGTATGGGTATAGTTTTTCGGTGGTAAGGTGTAATCACCGAAGTCCAGTTTAAAAACATAAGAATTTTTAAAGTTTAGAGGTTTATTCTCTCTTGTGTCGATCCAAACCTCTTCACTGCTATAATCTTCAAAAAACTCTTTACATATATTACTCCCATACGCAGGACTTACCCCGACTTGCTCACAGAATGCGTTGTAACCGCCGAACAGCTTTTTTATGATGTCCAGCGTAGGCCAATCGCCCGTCTTCAGATACAGGCTCGATGGAGCGTGTTTGAGGTTCTTGTTTTCTATTCTTTTTTTAAATTTCTCCAAAATATATTTTTTTACCTCATCTTTGGGCGCTTTCTCAAACCAGAGGTTCATGTTCTTGGTTGTGTTGAAATCTGTAGAGAAGTACTGTTTGGCGTTTTTGAATTCGATAGGTTTTTCAGTCAGCCTGTCGAAACGTGGATAGTGTTTGACATAGTAGTCACCAAGAAGCATATCGTGCTTCTTGATGTGCATATGTAGACCACGTTGCGTATCGAACGTCTGNCCACACTCTTTACATTCAAATTGCATCGTCCTGACTAATACCTAAGATTCGCGCTTTCCACTCTGCCATACCTTCCATCCGCTCAGCCTCTTCTTTAATTAGCTTTTTTTGCATTTCTGCCATGCGAACCATATTCTCCCGCTCTTCCTCTTCTTGAAACATCTGAACGATGGATAAAAATGACGCATTGTCCTTGCTGGACTTCTTCATGCGTTCAGCACGATCACCTTGTAGTTTCTTCGTTAAATTCTCAATGCGGGTTTCACATTGATGATACTCTTGTGATTTAGCTTTGATGATCTCCGCGAGACGTACGGTCATTTCGGTCTGGTCATCAGCAACGTCAAACATGTCGTTAAGCTTGTTTAGGTGAGCAGACACAACCTCCAAATTAATAACCTCTTTGCAGACGTTAAGGTATAGGTTGAGTTCGTCTGCGGTTAAATCAGGCTTGTCCCAACTCAAACGGATAAATTCCTGTTCGAACAACTCCCTGTCTGGCTTATTAAGATAATTATTGATGATTTTTAAAAATCTACTATTGGATAGATTGATTTGGAGCTTATCTATACAGATTTGCTTTTGCCTGTTTAGTTTGCCATCATTTAACTCTAATCCTGTAGCATCATTGATTTTCTTTACCACACGACTTGGGCTTTTGGGCGGGACGTAATCATTTACGGCGGCGGAGTCTTGTGATGGGACGAAATCGGGATTGACCTCGTTGATATGTGCCAGAACCGTTCTTTGCTCATTGCTTAGTGGCTTTACTCTCTTTTCTGGAAATATAAGCTTGGCAATCTCCAACGACGACATCCCTTCCTGAGCTTGCTGGATAATGAACTCTTTTTGGGAATCGTTTAGTTCGATTTTGTCCTGTGGTTTGCGGCGGGTTGTTTTATAATCAATATTATTCTCTATTAAGTATTTGCGAACAGACCGACCCTCTTTCGTGCGGCCATCTAAATCATCATCCCTGAAGCATTTTTGGGTGAGTTCATTTAAATTTGTGACTTTGTTCACATTGTTTTTTATATACTCTTTTTGATCATCTGTTAAATCCATTACCAATCCTTTCCATCTTTTAAAATTTTTATTGCAATCTTATGAAATTTACACTTGAGATTCTTTACTTGTCTGTAGCCAACCTTACGATTAGTATCAGACAGTTTATACCCCATATACTTTGCTACATCTTCCTCTGTACAATCCTCGAAATATAACATATGATATGCCCCGTATTGCTTCTCTCCAAGTTTTTTTCGCATTTTATCGTTAAGCTTCTGTGTATCGGAGTCATAATCAAAATATGAGTTACACTTAACGTTTATAACATGCTCAGCATCATCCAGACTAGATGCAGTTTTCAATTCTAGTCCAAATTTTTTCTTCTTTGACCATTTAGCATAATCTTTACACGAAACATCTTGGTTACCGCTTATTGTCTTGGCGCACAACTCATCCCGTGCATGTATGCATGTTGAACAAGGCTTGATATAAGATCCATAATGGTTTCTTATAAGATTCCACATTCTATTGGTAATTACACGACTAAGCCACGGCTCCAATGGCCGCGACTGATCCCACATGTGCCACTTTTGGGCGATGTGTGATTTTACTACCTGTTCGACATCCTCAAAGTCAAACCACTTGATAGCATCTAAACGCCACCTTGATCTCTGCTTTTTAACGGCTCGATCTATGATATCTTGGTAGTCTTCATACTTCTTCTCTTCGGGCATTAAGGTTTAGAAGTGAAATCATTCAAGTCGTAAGATCCCTTGCCTTTATAGTCGGGAGGTGTATTTTGACCCGCTAACGAACCAATGGTGAAGGTTTTAGGCTTTTCAATTTCGACCTGCAACCCTCTTAGTTGCGGAACGAACTCTGCATCAGTTTCGTCATCCGAAACTACAGAGGCTTTGGTTTGATTGGGAACTTGCTCCACCGCAGCTTGAGATTGCTGCTCGCCTCCAAAACTTGCCCCGCATTTAGAACAAAAATTAGGTTTAGCAAAATTATATTCAATCTTAACCCCACAACTATAACAAAATATGTGACTCATCTTACAATTATATCAAAATTAGTAAGTAATTACACTATTTTTCGCTTTCTAACTTCTTAATAATGAATTTTAGTATTTTACTACGGACAATATCGCTTTCATTGAAGCTGAATGTGTGAATTCCCATTTCTTTAGATTCATCATCATCGAATTTGTCGAACATGGGCTTGAATCCACTTTTTCCTCTGATGTCGCTCTGGAAAAAATCACCTCCGATAATAATTTTACTGTCTTCACCTATGCGGGTGATCAAAGTAGTTAATTCTTTTAGCGTGAAATTCTGAGCTTCATCTGCAAAAACCAATTTATTCTGCCAACTCGCCCCACGAAGGAAGTTGATCGGCACTGCTGACACTTTTTCGCGTTGTTTTAAGTAGATCGCGTCCCCAGCAGCGACGATTTCTTCCATTTTGTCATAAAGTGGACACAAAAAAGGATCAAACTTGTCTGCAATATCCCCGGGCAAGCTCCCCAACCCCGTATCAGCACTTTCAGCAATACTTCGAACATATAAAATATCTTTAGAGAAGTCCTCCTCCAATAATTTTAACATCCCATACAGGGACATGTAGGTCTTTGAGCTTCCCGCAGGGCCAGAAACAAAAATAATCTTAGAATCTTCTTCCAGTATTAGGTCTAAAAACTTCTTTTGTTTGGGGGTGAATCTAAAATTTCTTTTATTAAACTTTATCGATCTTTCAAAATCCGCTAGTAACTCAAACGGAACCTCTTTTTCCTTAGCAACCTTTCTTCGGGCCATATGTATATATTACACTTATTTTTATAGAATGACTTCTTTAATGGTAGCTTTTGTGACTAAAGTATCGCCACCATCCACAGAATAACCTTCTTCAATCACATGCGCCCCAGCACTTACTGTTAAATCAACATCAGCAGAATCAAAGTGAACCCCGCTATTCTGGACATCTTCTAACAATACCCCAAAAGTACTCGTTAATTTACTACCGCTAAAATCAATAAAAGAATTCAGACCTGTAGACTGCACGGTCACATCAACCTCTACCCCATCCACTAACTGACTAGTAGCGTGTTTTGAACCTATCGTATAAACGGGAGTTCTTGAATACGTTTTTGTATAAG